AATTACATTATCAATAAATTGAATAGTAAAATCATTTCTTTCCAAATACATTACACCAGTATTGACATGATGTAATTTTTTTGCATTACCTAAACCATCACAACATATATGAATACTTTTTCCTTCCTTTTTCAGATCAGTTATATTCTTTTCTTTGTCTATTACTAAAGCATCCCCATCTATTAATAGTATTTCTTCGTATCCTTCTTTAAACAAATGTTGAATTGAATACATCTTGAGCCAAGCCGGTTCTCTTGTTATATCAAAGTACTTTTTATGTAAAATATATTCGAAACCTATTTTTGAAGCATACTCAGCATTATGAGGGCTGGTGAGATTTATTAATTCTTCGTAATTATTACAAACTGATTGTAAAACTGCTCTTTTATTCGACATCTATATTCCTAGATAGTTTAATTTTTTGATAACCATAAGGTAATTCAAAATCATGAACATCAGACAATTTTATAAATGAATTAATCGCACTACACATAGCATTACCTTCAACTCTTATATTGTTAGGTTTTACTATAACGGGTGTTATATTTTTATCTTTGAACCCAAGCTGTTCTACATATGTAAACTCTTTAGCTTGATCTTGTTGAGTAACACCGTCAGGCAATTTAAATGATTCTTGTTCAATTTCTCCTTTTTCATCCCAATTGAAATCCTTTAACTGACTCATGTCTTGATACACATACATTATATCAAATTTATCATTGTTATATACATTTTTGATAGCGTCGGATACCTTAGTAAGTTGTTCTATATCATGACTTATCGGGTGCGCATCATATTGAGCTCCATGATCAGGCCATTTAGACCAATACCAAATATACTTGTGACGTACAAAAAGTAATCTGCGTTTATTCTCCTTAAGGAGCTTAACTAATCTTTGACTACGTCTGTTATAAATTTCCCACGTGGCTTCTTCATTTATCCTATCAGTTTCCTGATTATTTTCATCCTGATAATATATAACATGTGCAAAATCTACACCACTATCGGGATAAAAATTTTTAAACTCTTTTTCAAAAATATTTGGAAGTACGTCTATGTTTGTTACTTGCCAGTCAAAAGGAAAAGAAGACTTCCTCATATAGTTTAAAGCTTGACCAACACAACAACGATGACCTAAGCTTACTAAATAGTCATACTCTTTATCAAATAAGGAATTTTCTGGTGCCTTATAAAAATTTGGAACCAACCAACTACTAGTTGCATCATAATCATCAGCCATATATTATTTTAGGTGGTAATAATGTAATATCAAACCTTGAGTGCCATATCCCATACAAGTAGATGTAATCTTGGACTAAAATTAAAATGATGTTTTTTAGCCATCTCAGCTACCATAGGAGCTGCTTCAATATGTTCGTCTCTACTACCACAACAAGGCATTAACCAAACTCTACCTGTTGGTATATCAAATGGTTCTATATATTTTTCAAATATTTCTTCTAAATCAGATTCTTTATTAACCACGAATTTAAACCCAGATCCATTTGTAGAATGCCAATCTAAAACTTCTGGTTTATATCTTCTATCTTCTGGATCACCATTATTAGCTAATTTAGGTGATGTAGTAAAGGTTGCTTTTAATCTCACCCATTCTGGGTCTGGCATTATAGTTGCATTAGTTTCAAAATCTATACGTGGTACCCAACCCCATTCAACATCCATATATTGCATGAATCTCAATAATGAAGGCTGTTGTACTAATGGTTCGCCACCTGTAATTTTTAGCAAAGCACCATTCTTAAGATGTTCAGTATATCCTTCATCATCCAACATAGAAAGGATTTCCACAAAACTCATTTTATTTTTTACCCTCCAAGATATAAAGCTATCACACCCATGAGGTGCTGTTGCACTTGCAAACCCTTTACATGTAAGATTACACATAGATAATCTCATGAAAACCGAAGGATAACCAACGAATTCACCTTCACCTTCTACAGTATAAAATATTTTATCATCACTAAGAAATATATTTCCTTCACCAAATTGCATATCTATCTATAATATTTACATCAATAGGGTTATCAAGATTAAATATTGATATGGCAACGAAACGTTCGCGGCTTGCCGCGGTGTTCGAGTCGGAACAGTTACATACAGGCGATTTGCATGGTAACTGGGATTTAAACTTTAACGTCCGAAACAAGTTTGATTTTACAGAAAATCAAAAAAGGTTTATACAAACCGTTCTTGCAGAAGATACTAAAATAGTTTTTGCTGATGGATCAGCGGGTACTGCAAAGACTTATTTGTCGGTTTTTGGAGGTCTTACCTTGCTTGCTGCAAACAAAATGCAGCAAATCATTTATCTTAGAAGTGTAGTAGAATCAGCTGCACAAAAGATAGGGCATTTACCGGGGCAATTAGATGAAAAGTTTCTTCCTTACTCTTTACCTTTAATGGATAAGTTAGATGAGTTGGTAACCAAGACAACCGCTAATTCATTGTTCAAAAAAGAATATATAAAATGTTTACCAGTGAATTTTACTAGAGGGTTGACGTTTAATAATTCATTAGTCATTGTTGATGAAGCTCAAAATCTTACCAGGCAAGAAATTACTACCATCTTAACGAGATTTGGAGAAGGTTCAAGATATATCGTTGTAGGTGATTCTAATCAATCTGACATTAACGGTAAATCTGGTTTCGCTCCAATTATAAAAGCTTTTGATAATGAAATCAGTAAAAATAAAGGTATTAATGCTTTTTACTTTGGAACTGATGATATTGTTAGAAGTAAAATATTAAAACACATTGTTCATGTGTTATCAGATGTTTGATTAGCTTCTTTTTCGAGTTCTAACAACTCTTTTAAAGCAGCTTCCGGGGTTATTATATTGTTCCCCGGAAGCTCTTCTTTTTTATCGTAAGGTTTTCCTATTTCAGCCATTTTAGAGAAAACATCCCCGGCAAGTTTTTCTATTTGAGGATCTTTTTCTCTTTCTATCATTTAACCTCTTGCTGGTGCATAAGGATCTGAAGGTTTATCAGCACCCCAACTGGTACCGGCAAATGGATCACCGGCATCATGTGATTTAGGACCTGCGCCAACTCTTGCACCTACTTCTTTATTTCTTTTTGCACCAGGTAACATACGTTGTCGTTCATCTTCATCTTCACGATCTTTCTCTGCTGCTTCTTTACGTTTTTCAGCCTGTTCATCAATCCTTTTCTTTTCGTCGATAGGATCTAGCTTTTCACCCATTTCATGTAATGGTGTCGACTTAACAAAATCTTTAGGATTTGCTTGTGGGCCACATGCTTCTGCTTCCCTATAAGCATCCCAGTCAACGTTTGCATTATCTGGTTCTCCAGCATATTTCAAATGCTCAGGGCCTCCAAATCTCATAGATGGTGTAACAATTTTAGTAAATGTTGCACTATTATTTTCGTGTTCGAAAACTTCTACCTTTTCTACCCAACATCTATCATTTGTTGCCGCTTTAATATAGAAATCAGCAGCATTATAACAATATTCAGCAACGCGTTCAATTCCAGTACCATTAGGCATAATTCTCAAGTCGCATGCATCAGCTTTTTCTAATTCTTTAAAAATAGGTAATGCTGGATCGTCAGCTGAAACACATGTTGTATGATCAAATTGATTTCTTAGTTTTTCTTTAAGACCTTTTAACCCACCAAAATCTACTACCCAATTATTTTTATCAAGTTCTTCAGATCCAAACCAAAATTTTGCTGTAAGCTTGTAACCGTGGATAAATCTGCAATGCGAATGATTTGCTTTGGGTTGTCTAAAAGCACAACTACCTAATTCAATAACTTTAGTACTCTGAAATTTCATTCCTATATATTAAATTATGAAATAGGTAAATCAACTATTAAAGTGAAGTATTTATTTCTCTTTCTATAGGTGTGTCACCATATTCATCTTGATCACCTTCAAGATCTTGAAACTTATCTGTAGCTTCTTCTGCTTCTGTATGATCTGGTGTATATGTATTACATTCACATATTCGCTGACCTTCAGCATTCATATTATAACTTAAATTCATTTCCGGTGCTACACATTTATCTCCACGGCTCCAATAAACGCAATCATTACAACTACAATTAACACGTTCTATAACAGGACCATGGCCAAGGCGAACATAACCATCTTCATCTTCATGATGCATTTCTGTTAACTGTTTTATTACTTTAGAATTACTATCAACATACAAACCAGCAATTTCATCCATTTTTGAATAAGCTATAGCTGCTGCTTGTTTTTGAGCTGCTTTTTTACTTTTTGGTTTGGAGGTTCCTATCTTTCCAGATTTTTTATAAGTTCCCATTAACTCAGAGATGTTCTGGTGCAATATTTTATCAGTTTTTCCTTTTTTAAGCGGCATTTTTCAATATGGATTTATAAATTTTGGTTAGTTCGTTATCATCTACCCCGCCAAGTCTTAGGTATTGTTCAATATCATCTATATTATCGGTATTTCTTATCTGTTCAAATTCTTTCTTGCTAATTTTGTCTTTTAATCTCTTAGCAATATATTTTTTAAACATTCTAACAGAATTAGGTTTTGAAGGGGTTAATACCGGGTCTTTGATGTCGAATATACCCGGTAACGGGCCTCCAGGCATCAATACCTTTAATAAAGGCGGTAAAGCTGGACCGCAACTTTCAAAACTTAACTCTTGAAGTACAAAACCTTCATAACTTTCAGATTTTTCAAAACCTGAATTTAATGTAGGGTCAACTTTGAATCTTATATACTTCAAGCCTTTGTTTTTTAAACATTCAGCTAATATAATGTCAAAGCTTTTCATCATATTAGTATTTAATCTTTTTTATAGTTAATAATGTCTTGAATAGTTGAGT